TTTTGTGCGTCAACGTTATTTCTCACCGGTTGTGGTTCGCGGTCGTGAAGAAGAAGGCGTCAAGGTCTATGGCTATGGCAAGACTGCGTACGAGTTGCTTTTGGGTTATATTCTTGATCCAGAATATGGTGATATCACCGATTCTGTTGAAGGAACCGATATCACTCTTACTTATACGAAGCCAACTCGTCCCGGCGCATATCCACAAACTAATTTGAAGATGCGTCGTAACACAAGTCCCCTTTTGAGTGACGCTGAAGCAATCCCTGGGCTTCTAGAAAATATGCCCGATTTTGACAGCTTATTCGAGCGCTTAACGCCTGAACAAGTTGATGCCATTTTAGATGAGCAGTTGTCTAGTGATAAGTCCGCTGAGGGCCGCTCACGCCAAACTGAATCATATGGCAAAAAGAGTGAAGCCAACGATGTTGACAAGGCCTTTGATGAACTAATGGCCGGTTAACTCAACCGTTAGCGCCCCGGTTATAATAGGGCGCCCCTTTTCAATAACATACAAGGAGATATATTATGTTAGATTGGATGAAGTCCGCATGGGCTAAATGGAAGGTGCAAGTTAGTTTTATTGGAGGCGCCCTTGTGGTAGCCACAACATACGGAACATGTACTCTTGAGCCAACAACGGTGTCGGACAACACCACCATGGAGGAGACTGTAAATTCTATTGAAGTTTCCTCCACCACCACGACCGAAACAACGAGTGGTGATACTACTGAAGGTGGAACAACCACTGAAACGACAGGTGATACAACAACTACCACCGAAACAACTACAACTGAGTAGTGATAAACAGCCGCTGGCAGACCGGTTAAAAGTCTGCCGCTATTTTAAGGAGAGAAAATGAGACTCGTTCTACCAGTCCTTGCTGCGACCCTGTTCATGGGTTGTGGGGATAAGGATGAAGACACAGCGGTTGACACCGCTAGCTCTACTGACACAGCAGCAGAGTAACAAAAAGCCGCTGGCAGACCGGTAAAAAGTCTGCCGCCTTTAACGAAAGACTAGATTAAACGTTTGTCACATGACACTTGTTTAATCACACAATAAACTGGAGGTGTAAAATGTCATTAGTTAGTTTAAAAGAGTTCCGTGAAGATCATGATTTCACGGAAGTATATTATGCAGAGGAGCACCAGCGCCGAGAAGTTTGGAATAACCAACTCTTAGCGCTGTTCATGGTTTCTGTATGCCGCGGCTGGTCCCAACTTACAACAATCGTTGTGGCCGACGTTAAGAAGTGTTTAAAGTTTTCTAGAAAAAACGGTGATCGCGTATCAACCAAATATTTTCAAAGAATTCTAAACAAGGGGTATCGCTATATCTCTTTAGACGGTCAAAACAGATCAAAAAAGATTGTTGAATTCTTAAATGATAAGTTTCCTATTTCCGGAACTTTTTTGGATGCTGACGATGTGTCGCAAACGGTAACAAATAAATTATTTAAAGATTTTCCCGAGCGCCTTCGTGATCGCATTTTGGATGGAGGTTTTCTTAATGTTGAAGTAGCCCCTCCTTGTGGAAAAGATACATTATCGGATATTTTCTTAGCACTAAATTCTGGTGAACCATTGAATGCCCATGAAAAAAGAAATTCTCTTAAAACCCCAATTTCTGATTGGGTAAGAAAAACTAGAAAAACTCTTGACGACGCTCTTATGAGAGTTGTCAGCAGAAAAGATGCCATTAGGATGCTGGATGATGAGTTGGTGGCTAAAATGGCCATGGTCCTCATGAGGAACAACCCAGCCAATAACAAAACCAATCATTGGGGTTTGTCCTCCGATGAAATAGATCGTTTTTATTCTATGGGCTTGGGTTATCACTCTATTTCTGATGAAGGGTGTCCGTACTCTTTGAATGACGTACAGAGAGTGGAAGAGATTCTAGACATGTGGAGGCACACAATTTGTAATCAAGCTTATTACCCTCCATCAAAAACAATTGCAGCAAAAATGTGTTGGGCTGTACTCTATGTTTGTGAATGGGCCTATGACAACAACTATGACATTGATTGCAGTTCTTATTCTTTGTTTTTTAGCAAATTAAAAGAATTAGACGACAGCCTTATTAGTCAAAGTGATACTGCGTATGCTAACGAGAAAACAAGATACATCGCAAATAATTTAGATCCCGACGAAGTTTCAAAACAACAATATTATTTTACTTGGATCAATTTGCCCCATCAAATTCCCGCTCGTAGTAAGAGAACTAAAAATCTTACCGATTGTGTAAAAACAAATGTATTTGCATTTGGGTTGCGAAAACTCGCAGCTTAAACGATGCGCGCCGCTGGCAGACCGGCATAATGTCTGCCGCTTTACTACATATTACAGTAACCGGAGGAATTAGGTATGACGTATAAATTTCAAATGAATCACTGGATGGAGCCGCTAGCAACAGGCGCAACAGAAGCCGTTATCGGTGGCACTGCTGGCTATCTTGGGTGGTCCACTGGCTCAGGTGACTGGGGTTCTAGTGATTGGAATTTCTATGATACAGGCACCGTAGAGGCATACGAGGTGCAATATGGCGTGGACGCCGACGACTCTGCAATTTGGTTTGCCGTTGTTAGTGGTGCCAGTAAAGGCGGCCGTGTTGCCCACGATGATTTGCCAACACAGACCAGCGACTGGACATCCGTTGATGTTGTTAATAGCACTATTCTTCCCCAAGGTGTCAGCAACGGGCTGCCCAATGATGATACAAAGGCTTCTTGGTGTGTCGCAGCGAGGGACGGTAGGTTCTCTTACAATTTAAGTGGAGCCCCTGAAACTTCGAGTAACTGGACCAAATTAGGAAGCGGCAATATGCCGGGACACCTTACAGATGTTACATTCAACCAAAATACATCTGGTTCTCCCGTGTGGGTAAGATCCAACAGTCGTTCCCAACTTGATTCTTCCGTTGATGGTATCAATTGGACAACCAGAAAAGCCGGCATCGACAGTGACAGCCCGACTTCTCGTATTGGATATGGTAACGATGTCTGGATTGCTATTGGTAACGGCGCTGACCCAGCACACTTCATCGCCGGCGCAAGCGGCCAGACTTGGAATGCTCTGAATTCTCCCGCATCGGGCCGGGTCATGAACGGCTTAGATAGTGACCGGAGCGGAAACTGGTGCATTGTCGGTGATGATGGGTATGTATGGTATAGTTCGGACGACGGCTCCAACTGGACCGAAGTCAGAATTGTAGATTCTCGCGGCGCCGGCAATCATTCAAACGTATTAGACGTTGCTTATGATGGCGCTGGTATTTGGATTGCAGTGGGTGCCGACAGTGAAATGTGGAAATCTACCGACAATGGCGCTAACTGGTCAAGCATCACTCCATCTAGAGGTTCCAATGGAGATCTCCAGTCGATCGAATTCAACATCTTAGCGTAATATTTTACTTAGTTGAATAATATTGGTTGCATTCCTAAACGTAACGTGCTATATTATTGGTGTACTATTGGCACAGTACGCAATCAAACAAAAAAATTAAGGAGCTAATATGGCAAAAGCCAAAGCAGGTCGTGTGTCTATGCATGATCTAATGAAGCTAGTGAACAAAAAAGCTGGCCGTGCGGTGGCACACGATCTTACCACCGACAACCCCACTTCTGTCAAGGAGTGGATCCCAACAGGTTCTAGATGGCTTGACTCTATCATTTGTAAGGGTCAGCTAGCTGGCATTCCCGTTGGAAAAATCACTGAGATTGCCGGCCTTCAATCGACCGGTAAATCTTATATGGCTGCTCAAGTTGCAGCTAATGCCCAGAAGCAAGGCAAGCTTGTGGTTTATTTTGACTCGGAGTCGGCAATTGACCCCGACTTTCTAAATCGCGCAGGCTGCGACTTGGAAAACCTAATGTACATTCAAGCATCTTCAGTTGAATTTGTCTTGGAAACCATTGAGGAACTCCTTGGCGCCGCAGACGACCAATTGGTGTTTATTTGGGACTCTCTGGCCTTCACACCATCAATTTCAGATGTCGAAGGAGATTTCAACCCACAATCGTCTGTGGCTACCAAAGCCCGGATTCTTGCAAAAGGCATGTCGAAGTTGGTTATTCCGATTGCAGACCAAAAGGCAACGTTCATTGTCCTTAACCAATTAAAGACCAATATTCCACAAGGACCTATGGCTCGACAAATAGCGATGACTACTCCATATGTCACACCCGGTGGTAAAGCGATGCACTATTCGTATTCGTTGCGTATTTGGCTAACCGGTCGTAAGTCTAAGGCAGCAGCCGTATTGGACGATAAAGGGTTCAAAATTGGTTCCGAGGTCAAGGTGAAGCTTGAAAAGTCTCGTTTTGGGACTGAAGGCAGGAACTGTACATTCAGGATCTTGTGGGGAACTCAAGACATTGGAATCCAAGATGAAGAATCGTGGTTTGACGCAGTTAAAAGCTCAAATTACATGCAATCGGCAGGTTCATGGTACACATTGACATCTGGAGATTATTCTAAGAAGTTCCAGCCATCAAAGTGGACTGAGCTTGTTAAGACCGATGAAGAATTCAGAACCAAGGTGCTTGAGCTTATGGAAACAGAAGTGATTCAGAAGTTTGATAAGAGGCAAGGTAACGCTGCTGATTATTATGATGAAGACGAGAAATGAGCAAGACTCATCATGACATGTGCGGTGCTTGTGAGAAGGTGTCTCTGGAACACACCCCAGAGGGCTTTCCACAGCCGGGAGAAATAGCAGAAAGAATTTTGTCCAAGAATCCGGATTGGGCAAAGCTCCATAACATGATATCTGTAGCAATCTCGCGAAGAGATAAAATGTGGTATGAATACACAAATAACACTTGACACATGGCCTCTGGTGGGATATAATAATAATGTAACTAAGGGGGTTATGTGTCAAACTATCTAGGCTATGCTTGTATCAATCAAGGCTTTTCTTCGCTGCCAAAGTCGCAGCGTATCACAACTAACCGTACCATGATCAAGCGGACATTCCATGATCGTGGCATTGAGTATGCTTCTGAGCTTGCTCTACAAAATCTACGCGATTTGCATACTATTCTTGAGTGGAATCTTGCCAATGATATTTACTTTTATCGGCTTTCTTCCGATATTATTCCATGGGCATCCGAGTATGACCTCGTAGACATGCCTAATTTCGGTGCTATACACGCCGCTGCACTCAAGGCGGGCAACTTTGCCCGTAAGCACGGAATGCGCCTCACATCGCATCCTGGCCCGTTTAACAAGCTGGCATCCCCCAAGGAGCGTGTGTTCGAACTCACCAAGACTGACTTGTCTGTTCACGGTGACTTGTTTGACCTTATCGGTTTGCCTCGCACTCCGTATGCCAAGCTCAATATTCATGTCGGTGCAGCCTACGGCGACAAGCCGTTCGCACTTGACAACTTCTGTCGCAACTTCGAACGCTTGCCGGACAATGTTCGCTCTCGTTTGACTGTTGAGAATGATGACAAAGAGTCTCTGTATTCTACGCTAGAGCTGTATGAAGGTGTGTACAAGCGCATTGGCATTCCCATTGTGTTTGATTATCACCACCACATGCTACATCCCGGTGGTCAGACCGAGCAAGAAGCACTTGAACTTGCTCTGTCCACATGGGGTGATATCAAGCCGGTTGTGCATTATGCCGAATCTCGTTCGCTTGAGCACAACAATCCGAAGATTAAACCACAAGCACACTCTGATCTCGTATACAACACGCTTGAAGATTACGGCAATACTTTCGACATTATGATTGAAGCCAAGCACAAAGAGCTTGCTTTATTGCAGTATCGTGATATACTAAACAAGAGGAATGTGGCGTGATTAGAGATTTTATCAACAAAATAAAACTTAACAAAATTAGAAAGAAAATCAGTAAACTGCAAAAAGAGGCCATGCTGTGTCAACGTAATGGCAACCTGCGGCAATATGCTTCAATTAACAAAGAGATTAGTGAACTAGAAAAGCTTTTGGTTCAACAAGATGAATAGAATAGACCACTTAGCCCTAGTTGTTGATGACCCCACATTGGCAGCCAAATGGTATGAGTTTAATTTTGACGCTGAGTTACTGTATGCAGATGAGACATGGGCTTTTGTAGAGTTTGAGAACATTAAAATGGCATTTGTCAAAAAAGGAATGCATCCAGCACATTTTGCTTTTGAGGTTGACAATTTTGAAAATGTCGAAGGTAATATTAAATCACATAGAGATGGCTCCCGCTCTGTGTATAAAAAAGATCCCTGGGGCAACATTTACGAGTTAATTAATTATGAATATGAAGAATAAAGAAAATAAAAGAGTGTTGATTATTGACGCCTTGAACATGTATATCAGAGCGTATATTGTAGACCCAAGTTTGTCACATCATGGCCAACCGATAGGGGGCCTTAAGGGTTCTCTAAAGATCCTACAGAAGTTGGTTAGGACAACAAAGCCTGATAATATTATCATTGCGTGGGATGGACCGGATGGCTCGCGAAAGCGCAAGACTATGGACAAAAACTACAAGTCTGGTCGCAAGCCGATCCGCCTCAACAGGGCGTTTCACAATCTTACGGCTGATGAAGAGATTCAAAACAAGATTTGGCAGCAAAGCCGCTTGATTGAATATCTAAACCAGATGCCGATTGTCCAAACAATGATAGAACAGGTAGAGGCAGATGATGTGATTTCCCATGTGTGTGGTCTTAAACATTACGACGGCTGGCAAAAAATTATAGTCTCCAATGATAAAGATTTCATGCAACTTTGTGACGAAGAGACAGTCCTCTGGCGACCTATAAAAGATGAGTTTCTAAACACTAATAGGATCATAGAACAAACAGGAGTACACCCTACCAATATGGCTCTAGCGAGGGCTATCATCGGAGACACCTCCGATAACTTGCCCGGCGTTAAGGGTGTTGGCTTTGGTACCGTCGCCAAGCGTTTGAACTTTTTGTCGGATGAGAAGACGTTCACAATTGATGATGTGATCGGTCACTGTGAACAACAACTTGAAGAAAGCAAACTGAAAGTTTATAACAATATTGTAGAAAATAAAGAGCTGATTGAACACAACTACAAAATGATGCAGTTGTATTCCCCACAGATGTCAATTCAATCCAAGATCGTTGTCAAAGAATCAGTAGAAAATTTTGATTTTAATTTTAACAAAACTTCAATATTGGGCATGATGATCGATGATGGATTTGGTGAGTTAAATTGGGAAGAACTTAAGACTCACTTAAACAAGATTGCGAACGAAGGTATTGACGTCGCAGTCTAATAAACTAACTTTTAACTTGACTTTACGCTTGTAGACGTTATAGTTATTTCACTGAACGAGAGGCGCATGCAGGCAGAAAAAATAGACTTTAGTAGATATGGCAAATCTTTCCAAGAAGGCCTCGTTCAATTAATATTAGAAGAACGTGAGTTTGCTGATCAGATTAGTGAAGTACTGGACATTAATTTTCTTGAATTAGAATATCTTAAGATGTTTGTAAGTAAATTACTGAAGTATAGAAACAAGTATTCTAAGCACCCGTCGCGCGAAGCGTTGGTAACCATATTAAGAACAGAATACGTTAATGAAGATGAAGTTGCTTATAATCAATTAATGGATTATTGCAAAAAGATTGATATACATGAGGTAACCGATGTAGAATATATCAAAGAAATTTCATTAGAATTTTGCCGTAAGCAAAAGCTGAAAGAGGCTATGATTGAGTCAGTTAACCTGCTGCAGGCCTGCTCTTTTGACGAAATATCCAAGGTGATCAACGATGCCTTAAAGTTGGGTTCTGATAATAATTTTGGTTATGATTACTTAGCAGACTTTGAAGAACGCTTCAAGCCTAAGTTCAGAAATCCGGTAACCACAGGTTGGCAAGAGATCGACAATATTAGTAGTGGCGGTCTTGGTAAAAGTGAACTTGGTGTTGTTATCGCCCCCACCGGTGCGGGCAAGTCAATGATTCTTGTACATCTTGGTTCTCAAGCATTAAAAGAGAAAAAAACGGTGGTACATTATACATTAGAGCTTCAAGATACCGTTGTCGCATCACGATATGATAGCTGCATTACCAGTTATCCTTTGTCCGACCTCAAGAATTTTAAAGATGAAATTTATGATGTGGTAAAAGATATCGAAGGCAAGTTAATAGTCAAAGAATACCCAACAAAATCAGCATCCACAAACACCATTAAAACCCATTTATCAAAATTAATTAAAAGAGGTATTAAGCCCGGGCTAATTGTGGTTGACTATGCCGACCTACTTAAGCCTGTGGTTATTCGTAAAGAAAAACGCAACGAGCTGGAATCTATTTATGAAGAACTCAGAGCGATATCTCAAGAATTTGAATGTCCAGTCTGGACCGCCTCACAAACTAATCGCTCTGGTTTGAATGCGGAAGTGATCACAATGGAACAGATTTCAGAAGCATTTAATAAATGTTTTGTTGCAGATTTTATTTGCACTATATCGCGTACCATTGAGGATAAACAAAAAAATCAAGGAAAAATGTTTATCGCAAAGAATAGAAACGGACCTGACGGTATTATTTATGATATATTCATGGATACTTCAAATGTATGCATTAAGATGCTACCCAAGGTTTCCGTAAATACCGCTAACGCTACACTGCCGATGAACCCAGTGCCGGTTACAGCAAAAGAGCAGAGGGGAATCCTCCAAAATAGATATGAGAAGTTTAAAACAAAAAGGAGATAACTAAAACATGAGAACTATTGACAGCATCAGAAAATTCAAATTATCAGACACATTTATTGACCAATACAAGGAACAGCAAGTACCATGGGGCCCTCTTGGATATATTACTTTTAAGAGAACATATTCAAGAAGACTCAACGAATTCGACCCAGCAGCCACAGGTACCGAAGAGTGGCATCACACTTGCAGGCGTGTTATTGAGGGCATGTTTAATATGCAAAAGCAGCATGTTTTTATATTAGGCCTTGAGTGGAATGACGCCAAAGCCCAGCGAACTGCAAAAGATGCGTATGATCGCCTATTCAATTTGAAATGGACTCCACCTGGCCGCGGCTTGTGGATGATGGGTACTAAATTTATTGAAGAGAGAACCGCTGCCGGTTTGTTTAATTGTGCGTTCCGCTCTACTAAAGAGATTTCTACAAAGGGCGGCTATCTTTTCGCATGGATCATGGACGCGCTGATGGTTGGCATCGGCGTTGGTTTTGATACTTTGGGAGCCGGCACTGTAAAGATCGCTGAACCTCAATACAGTGGCGAGACCCACTTTGTTGAAGATTCTCGGGAAGGGTGGGTTGAATCGGTAAGAGTATTATTGAATGGCTACTTTTTTGGAAATCAGATACCTAAATTTGATTATTCTCAAGTGCGCCCATTCGGTGCAGCAATCAAGGGTTTTGGTGGCACGTCCTCTGGTCCGCAACCTTTAATTGAGTTGCACGAAAATTTAAAAGAGCTGTATGATTCCAGAATTGGACAATTGATTACCTCTGTAGACATTGTTGATACGGAAAACTTGATTGGTCGCTGCGTGGTATCGGGGAATGTCCGTCGATCCGCTGCATTAGCTATGGGTAGTCACGATGACACTCACTACCTTGAAATGAAGAACGACCAAGAAAAACTTTATCATCATCGTTGGGGTTCAAATAATTCTTTTCATGCTTTGGTCGGTATGGATTACACATGGCATGCAAAGCAGAGTCAGATTAACGGCGAACCGGGTTACATTTGGTTAGATAACGCCCGCACCCGCGGCCGTATGGCTGATCTACCCAGAGACGATGATAAGAATGTTATGGGGTTCAATCCTTGTGTCGAGCAGCAGCTTGAAGACGCTGAACTGTGTTGCCTAG